GTTTATTCAACAGTGCACTCTCTTGCCCATGTAGGTAGATTATTACTATTTGTATAATTACCATATTTATGCCAACACTCCATATTTTCAATTCTTTCTTGGTTTACAGCATACACCTGGTCATGGTCATACTTATAAGTAATACCTTTTTTGTTAGTAAATTCAATTACTACTTCTTGTCCTAGTAGAGCTCTGCTCAATACAAATCTTTTCTTAGTCATAATATTTAATTTAAGTTATTTAATTACATTTATATTATCTGTTGAGTAACTTATTTAATTTGTGTACAAGTCAATTGCTAAGTTTAACTCATCAAACAGTTTGCCATACTTACTTTGGTATACATTGTCAAGTGTGTATACTTCACCATTTATAGTCATTTCATAGATGTCATTATCTTCATCTATTCTTAGTAGTATAGTCATGTTATTATTAGTTTGGTTACATATATATTATCTTGAAGTAGACTAAATGAATTTGTGCGAGTGGCGAGTAAAAATGCTATACACACATGCTATACACCACCTTGCGGTGGCGTTAGCTTCACTGCTTACTCAGCAGTTACTTGATATTCTCTAGCCCAAGTTGGTAAGTTGTTTGAGTTAGTATAGTTACCATACTTATGCCAGCATTCCATACTTTCTAGTTTCTCTTGATTAGCTGAGTATACTGCATCGTGGTCGTAGCTGTACGTGTTACCTTTCTTAGTTGTAAATGTTATTACTGTGTTAGTACCAATTAAGGTCTTGCGCATTACAAATCTTTTAGTAGTCATAGTTGTTTAATTTAATTAAGTTATTTATTTGTTACAGTATAGTTATCTATAAACAGACTAAACTAATTTGTGTAAACGGCAATGCTATACACGGCCTGGCCCACCGGCCGGCTAGCTGCCGCGTGCCTAATTTGTGTAAAAGGCAAAAAATCTGTACGAATTTGCCACTATTATGGGCCCGTGGGGTCATTTATAAAAAATTTTGTAACTGGCTGGCTATCAGGTAGGTAGGGGGCTACACTCTACTCCTATATTTCTAACGTATTTTATGTGACATTAGCCTATTAAGGTTACTTAGTAACTACCTTTTGTCACATTTTTAACTATTTTTACTACTATGTAATAATATTATCATGGCAAAACAAAAACTAACAGCTACAGCAAGACGTATGAAGGCTATTCGCGACAAAAAGTACGCGATGACGCCTGCTAGACGTAAGAAAAAAGCTGAAAATCAGCGTAAAAGACGCGCTGCTTTAAAAAAAGGTGTAAATATCAAAGGAAAAGACTACGATCACAAAGATAGTAAGTTCAAATCTGTCAAAGCTAACAGAGGCAATGATGGTAAAGGTACTAAATCTGAGTAATTGTAAGTAACTATATACATCGTAAACTAATATTAACCTAAAAACCAATTAAAATGACGTATTTGTATTACAAAACAAGCACGTGGACCGGTAATCCACAAGTAAACGAAAAAACTAAAAGTCAATGGGAGCATTTAGCTAATAAAGCTAACTGGCGTATCACCCAATTACCAAACGGCTACTATCAAACAGAGGTTTCTAAGCCTGACAGCGATGATTTTGTCGATGTTACACGTAGAGAAACGCTAGAAGGTGCAGAAAAAGCCATTGATGGAAGCATCGATCACTTCACGAAAAAATTAGAGGCTACAAAAGGGCCTAAAGTTATTAAAACATTTAAATAATATGGCTTTTAAGCTACCAAAATCATATAGTAAAAGTACGTCTGTGTTTAAAAGCACAGGCGATACTTTAGCTAGAAAGATAAAGATAGGTGATAAGACTTATAGAAGAAAAAAAGACGGTAGCTATGTAACTCGCAGCATCGATTATTCACCACCTAAATCAAGAACATCTGCTTCTATGCCTATTCTTGGTAAATTTAAGACATCGAAGTCAACAGTGAGTAAAGAAAAAATGCTAGAGTTGGTTGAAAAAGATAAACAAAGAAAAAAGCAGTACGCAAATCTTCAAAAAAAGATAAAAGAAGAGAAAGAGCAAAAGAAAATACAAGGAAAATTAAATCAACAAAAGAGAATAGAAGAGAGAAAACAAAAGAAAATAGATAGACTTGCTGCCCTTGATGCTCAAATACAAAAAAACAAGCTTAATATAAAGAAAACAGAAGAAACTGAAAAACCAGGAATAAACTATCAGATAGCTGATATTAAAAATAAAAGCTTAATAGCTAAACCTAGTGAGTATACTTCACAAGAGTACTTAGCTGAAAAATATGGAAAGCCTGGTAGTATAAAAACGCGTATAGGCGATAAGACAGTAAAAGAAACTTTTGGTGAAAGTAAAAAAATTACTGTAGATAGAGGTAGACTAGGTATAACAACACCTGATGGTAGCACTGTATTTGATGAAGGTTCTATAGGTTTAGTTACAGGTGGTGGCGTAGTAACAGATGTTAGAACTATAATAGACGGTAATAAGACTAGAACAATAGCTGTTGTTAAAGACGTGCTTAAAGGAAAAAATATATCATCTGAGCAAGAGTTTCCAGATTTTGCAGCAGACGTTAGTTTGATACAAAAAATGAACGAAGCAAAAATAAGATTTACAGAACAAAACCCTGATCAATCAATAATAGGTGAAACAGATGTAAAAGGTATTTATGGTAAAACTAAAGGGTTTCAAATGAAAAAATTCAAAGCTAAATAATAATAACATGGCATTTAAACTAAAAAGCGGTAATATTAGAAATCTTTTTGGAAGATTTTTTGGTAAAGTAAAAAAAGACGATAAAGGTAAAACTATATATCACGACAAGTTTATTACTGGAGAAGTAAAAGATAAACCTACTATAAGAAAAACAAAAGTTAAAAACAATGGTAGAACTGTGATTACTAAATACACAGCTGAAGGTGATATTTATAAACAAAAGATTAGATAATACCTTCAGATAACAAAAAGCAATTTAATTTAATTTACTATAATGGAATACAATTTACCTAGCGAAATTGTCAAAGATCTTAACTTTGGCGATGAAGCTAAAGAAAAAATCATCATGGGAGTAGATAAGCTCGCCCGAGCTGTTAAGTCTACCCTTGGAGCCTCAGGAAAATGTGTTATCTACGAAGACAGCAGAGGCAAACCGGTCATTACAAAAGACGGTGTAACCGTTGCAGAGAGCGTAGTCTTATTTGATCCGGTTGAAAACATGGGTGCTACTTTATTAAAAGAAGCTGCTCGCAATACTGTTCGTGAGGCAGGTGATGGTACAACAACAGCTACAGTCTTAGCACAAGCATTAATTAAAAGTATTTATAATAATCTAAAAGATCACTCTGTAAGAGAGATTAAAGAAGGTATATACTCTTGTTTACAAAAAGTAAATGAGTATTTAGATACTATTAAAATAGATGTTGAAGGTGACATGCTTAAAAACGTGTCAGCTATTAGTTGTAATAACGATGAAGCTCTTGGTAAAATCATATCAGAAGCTTACGAAGCTGTAGGTAAAGATGGTGTAGTACTAATGGAAGGCTCTGAAACTGATGAAACTTATATAGAAGTTGTAGATGGTGTACAGATGGACTGTGGTTTTACATCACCTCATTTTGTAACAAATACTGATAAACAGAAGGTAGAGCTTGAAAATCCTTATGTATTAATATGTATGTCTGAAATACCTAACATACGCAAGATACAAAGTATACTAGAGTATGTTATTAAACAAAACCGAGCTTTACTTATAGTAGCACCAGTATCACAGCAAGTAAAGTCGGCGCTGCTAATGAATAAAGTAAAAGGTAATATCAAAGTAAACATTATTGACTTACCAGGTTTTGGCCCTACTAAAAAAGATACTTGTGAAGATTTAGCTATATTAACAGGTGCTACACTATTTAACGAAGAGCTTGGAGATGATCTTGATGCTATGAAGCCTGAAGATCTTGGACAAGTTGAATATACTGAAACTAGTGAAACAAGTACTGTTATTACTGTAGAAGATATGCATGAGCTAGTTGAAGATCGTATTGATGAAGTTAATAAACGTATAACTGAAGAGCAAAATCCTTTTATTAAAAGAAAGCTACAAGATAGGTTAACTATGTTGTCTGGTTGCGTTGGTATTGTTAAAGTAGGTGCTAACTCTAAAGTAGAGCTAAAAGAAAAGCAAGATCGCGTTGAAGACGCTATATACGCTACTAAAGCTGCTTTGAAAGAAGGTATTGTACCTGGTGGTGGTGTAGCGTTGCTAAATGCTTCTCAAAAAATTTCGACCGACAATGTCGGTGAAGAGATACTGCTTAAAGCAATACAATCGCCTTTTAGTACTATAATAAATAACGCTGGTATCGAGTTTGATGCTAACTTAGAAGAAGGCTGCGGCTTAAATGTAGTTAATAGCAAACCGGTTAATATGGTTGAAGCAGGCATCATAGATCCAGTGCTTGTAACTAAGACTGCACTTAAAAACGCTGTTTCAGTTGTAACTACTATTATATCCGCAGACTGTGTAATCTCTAATATCAGAGTCAATGAAAGCAGTTAATCATTATATAGTGATAGAGCCTATAAAGCAAGATCACAAAAAGGTTGGTGGATTAGTTCTTACAGATGATATAAACGAAGACAATAGATATTTAAAAGCTAAAGTTATATCAGTAGGAAACCTTGTTGAAGGTATAAATCAAAACGATATAGTCTATTACGATAGACACGCTGGGCATGGTGTTCAGCATAACGATAAATTTTACGGCGTTATAAAACAAATGGACGTCGTATTAATTGATTAAACCTAAACCATAAACTATAATCCTTATACATAAAATCTAAAACAAAATTATTTATTAATCATTAAAAATTTTAAAAAATGAAAAAATTTGTTGTATTTCAATCAGGAGCAGTAGACAGTAACTCTGTAGGATCTGCTGATGATGGAACAAACTTAGACTTAGCAGCATTTGATTTAGCTTTACTACAGTGCATGACAGGTACTGAAGATACTGTTGAATTAACTTTTGCTGAAACAGGAATGTTCAACAAGCACTCTTTAGCTCACAACACTGATGGTGCAGCTGGTAACGATGAAACTGTAGCTCTTGAAAACTCTTTAGTTATTTTAACTGTAGCTGAAGGTAAAGAAGCTGACGTTATTAAAGACATTGCTGCTTTAGCTAACGCTCCACAAGTCAACGGAGTTGCAGTGCCAGTGTTTGATGCTGTTAACAGTGCATATCCAATTAACAACGTTACTGGTGTAGCTATTAGAAGAACTACTACTGGTAGAGTTGTAGCTGCTGCTTAATCTTGAATGAGATTAACTAGTCACGATTTACGTGAATTACAAATCCTTAAGTATTACAGGCTCGTTAGAAAATGGGCCTGTAAGACTTACGGGTTAAAAGACGCTGACTTAGAGTTGCTAATTTATTTAGACTGTAAGAAGCGTTTTACAAGACAAGAATTTATAGACGGTACGTACACATATTCTTGGGATAAAGAAAGGTGGGAACGTCTAAGAAAACAAGGTTGGATAGAAGTTTGGAGACAAAGAAATAGAACTACAATAAAGTATTCTATATTTAAAACTTCGTTTAAGTGCAGCCAATTAATAAGTAGAATATATAGAGTATTGTTAGGAGAAGAAGATCTACCAACATCACAAAGAAATATATTTTATGATAACAAATCATATACTGATAAAGTTTACAACAAAGCTATTGATGATATGATAAAAGATCCAGATAGATAATATGGCGTTTAAAATGAAAGGATTTAGCGGGTTTGGAAACTCACCTATGAAAAAAAGAAATAAAGGAGATGTAGATACTACATGGGTAGATCAAGTATATAGTAAAGCTAAAGTTGATGAAAACTTAAAAAAAAGCGGTTATCACACAGAGGGTAGTTTAAGAGGAAAGAAAAAATCTAAATATCATCATACTGGAAAAGGTAATCTAAAAGGGGCTGATATAGCATAAACTTGAAAAGATATGGCGTTTAAACTAGGTTCATCAAGAAAATTTGAAGCTCGAGCTGGAAAGATTAAAAGAAGATTTAATTTTAAAGCTGGAAATGAAATAGCACCTGGCACGCCTGTGTTTAGAAAAAAGTTAGATGATGGAGTTTTAGCAGAAGCAAACAATGATGGAAGTATTTATGTAAGTAAAGATATTGATGTAAATAGTCCAATGATGCAACAGGCTATAGCTCACGAAATGCAACACATAACAGCAATGAAAATAGGTCATGAAACTTATGATGATTATGCTGTTTACTATAAAGGTGAAACTTGGATAAGAGATAACGGATATGTTATAGATCCACACACTGGAGAAAGATACGAAGAAGGTAGTAGAGAGCTTCCTTGGGAAAACAATAAGATATGATAAACAACTTAATAGGTGGCCTTTTTGGTAAGGTCGTAGAAAATGCAGAAGGTATCCTCGACAAAGTTATTACAACTGACAAAGAGAGAGATGAAGCTAAACTTGCTTTAAAATCTGTATTGCTAGAAGCAGAGCGTGAAGCTTTTGCTAAAGAAGTAGAGGACAGAAAGTCTGCACGCGATATGTATAAAGACGATGCTATTATTCAAAAAGTATTAGCAACTTTATTTACTGTAGCATACTTTGGTATTACGTTTGTAATGTTTAAGTATTTTGTTACTAAAAGCTTAGAGCTAGGTGAATTTGAAATCAGCTTTATATCAACGATATTTGGTGCTATGAGCGCTAAAGTAAATACAATTATAGACTTCTTCTTCGGTGGAAGCTCAAAGAAAAACGAACAATCAAAAGAAAAATAAAATGGGACAAAATTCAACAGAAGTAGCTTATGGCTTTGGTCAACTTGGTAGTGCTTATTCTGATATAGCTCAAGTAATAGTACCTCCAAAAGATCACGTTATTATAGCTATTCAGTTTTTAGACAAAAATACACCAACTGTATTAACGCCAGAAAAACTAGATACAACAGGACCTGGTTACTTTGCAATATCAGGCTCAACAAGTGATCATGTAGACGCAGCGGGTAATAACTACTTTAACTTTAACGGCGTGCACTCAAGCGAGATCGCTGATACAAATGTAGCTGCAGGAGCTGAAGTTACTTTAGAAACAGTAGCTTCTCCAGCAAATAAAATAAAAGTAGGTCAATATGTATTGTTAGTAAATGGTGATGCAGATGAGTCTGGCGCCACTGCTATGACTATAGATGCTGAAACTCCAGTGCCTATATATAATGGTCCAAACCAACAAGGGGTAAAGGTGATTGGTTATGATGGAGTTAGTAAAGTTAAATTATCTGCAGATATAACACCAACAGGTGATCAAGCTTTAGTTTTTCTTGATGAGCAGCACGGCGCTGGAGGTATAACTTGCGCTTCGCAAGAATTTCCAGCTGGAATAACTATCTACGGTAGATGGACAGCTTTTAAGCCATCTGCAAGCGGTGTAATCTGTTACTTTGGGAAATAAATGT